TGGAGCTTTGCAAAGGGGTATCTATCCTTTTCAAAGCTCCTCGTTTATGCCGTCCTCTATATCGACTACAAATCGACCATGACGACGCTCGACCTATGCCGGATTTCCGTAGCCAACAACTACACCGGCTCGCTCCCGTATTTGACCGCCCTTATCGCCTTTTTACAGGCCGCGACCGCTACCGTGCTCTCGTTCTCGCTCAATAAGAGCAAGGCCGAGAACACGACCGGCGGAATTACATACGACACGGCAACAAAACGAGATTGCTAAAGGAGGTAGCAAAATGAAAGAAATCATCGTAAAGCGGCTCGGCGCTCTCTTGAGCGTAAAGAGCCTCGTCACGCTCTTGCTCTCCGGGGTATTCGCGTACCTCGCCATTACCGGGCAGACGAGCCAAGAGTTTATGACGGTCTACACGGTCGTTATCGCGTTCTACTTCGGGACGCAGACGCAGAAAATCAGCGACGCGGTAGACAAGACTCTCAAGGGGGAATAATTTATGCTGACGGTCGAGAAGCGGATTATTTCCCGAAACTTCACGCGCGCCGGAGCGGGACGGAAAATCGAATATATCGTTATTCACTATTTCGGCTCGCTCGGCACGGCGGCGGCGGTGGCGAACTACTTCGCCGGAGCCGATAGGCAAGCCTCGGCGCATTACTGTTTAGACGAGGGGAATATCGTTTATCAGTGCGTCGAGGACAACAATATCGCGTGGCATTGTGGCACGTCCGGCGGATACGTTCATCCGAGATGCAGGAACGCGAACAGCATCGGGATTGAAGTCCGCCCGTATAAGCTCGATAAGACGACCGCCGGGAGCGCGGCGGCTCGGGATTGGTATTTCACCGAAAAGACCGTCGATAATCTCGTAGAGTTTACGCGGGCTCTCATGGAGAAATACAATATCCCCGCCGAGAACGTCGTCCGGCATTACGACGTTACGGGGAAATGGTGTCCGCGCCCGTGGATGGGCGACGACATGAACGCCTATTACGGCACGAGCGGAAATGAACAATGGGCGAGATTTAAGGCTCGCCTCTCTGGAAACGAGGAGGTTTTCGACATGGATATTAACGAGGCAAGAAAGCAACTGACCTCTTGCGCCGATACCGGCGACACGCCCTCCGCATGGGCGAAAGAGGCGGCGGAATACTGCAAGCGCAAGGGCATTTTCAACGGCGACGGAGCCGGTAATTTCGGATGGCAACAGCCGATTACCCGCGAGGCCGTCGCTTGCATCATCTACCGCGCACTCGAGGCGGCGGGCGCTCTCGGCAATCTTTCCGACGTATAATCGTGCAGAAAAAGCGGGCGGGGCTCTATGGCCTCGCCCGCTTTTTTGTTACGCTTTTAGTGCTTTGCGTGCGTTATTTCTCCTTTAATGCACGTATATAGCTTTTTCACTCCGATTGCCGCATACTTGAACATGAGATAACAGCCGTAGAACAGGCCGTAAAGCATCCATCCGCAAGCCAAAACGGAATACCAACAGAAATAGAAACAGCCGACGAGCACCAAAACGAAAAGGAAGTACCAACAATTACGCCGAGTCAGCCGGAGGCCGACTCCGAGCCGGAAACCGCTCATTGACTTTAGGCGCTTCGAGAAGCTGACAAACATAGCTCACCGCCTCCCGCTTTTCGCTTTCAGATACGGCACCAGCGCGCCGCCGATAACGAGCCCGCAAACGAAAGAGGAGATATTCCCTTGTACGGCGAGCGAGACGGCGGCGAACAGGAACAGAACACCGACGACAATCTTTACGAGCATAGCGGCCTTTGACTGCCGCATACCCGAAACGCGCTCGCGCTCGTCTGCCTCTGCCTTGCGCTCCTCCGCCTTGCGAGCTTTTTCTCTATCCGATTGCTCGGACTTCTGTTTATCTACACAACGCTTGCAGACATAGCGGCGGGACTCGGGATAATAAGCGCCTCCCTCGTTCGCGTCGAACTGCCTCCCGCACTTCACGCAAGTAACAATATGCTTTTTCATGGTATGAGTAACTCCCTCCTATTTTTTCGGTCTGCTGACCTTTAACACAATTATGCGTTGCGTATGTGCTAAAGTCAAGAAAAATGCAGAACATTAAGACACGGGAGGCGAGAGCTTGCGGATATATGATTTTGAGGGAAAGAAGAATATAAGCGGCGAGCGCATCCGCGAGGCACGGCTAAAGCTCCGGCTCTCACAAAGCGACCTCGCGGCGCGGGTGCAGGTCGAGGGCGTAACAATGGAGCGGGACTCGATAAGCCGTATCGAAATCGGGACGCGGTTTATTCCCGATTACGAGATACCCGTCTTTGCCCGCGTCCTCGGCGTGTCCGCTCTTTGGCTCCTCGGAATAGAGTAAATCCCCGGCTTTCCTCTGCCGGGGATATTTTTTGCACTTTTTTGAAATATCGCTTGACATACTAATAAGAGTATGGTAAAATAAAGACAACCTAAAGAAAGGAGGGGAACGCTATGGATAACATAGAAAAAGCCTTGCAGGAATTGGCGAAAGCGGTTGAACGTAACGACACGGTGGAACGAGTCAAAGTTACAATCACACTTGTAAAGCCAAAACCGAGCAAGGCTAAACCCGACAAGTAAGTCGAGGCGGGGAGCGGACGGGAAACCGTCCCTCCCGTAAGTCCTATTATAACAGCACGAACGGAAAAAACAAGTGCCAAATATGGAGGACTATTATGGAATACACGCACGAGGTACAGAAGCGGAACGGGAAAAACTTCGTCAAGCGCGAGAGCTCGTCAACGTCCTATTATTCGATGGGCGCTTATATGCCGGGCGACGACGATATAGACGAGGTGGATGTTGATACCCTCGGAGAGCTCTATAAACTATGGAAAGAGGCAAAAGCGGCGGACGCATCTTGCGGAGAAAAGGGATGGAAATACCACTTTTACAAGCACAATATCAAGGAAGAAAAACGCTCGGACGGAAAGCCGGTATTTACCGACTACGTTTGCGAGGGGAAAATCTACCGGCGAGGAAATAAAGTTTTTTTCAAACCGGCGGAGGCGTGAGGAGGGCTATATATGATTGTCAAAAAGGGCGAGCGGGAGTACACCGTAACGGAACTCGCGCATGAGTGGAAAGTCGAGAGAAACGTCGGCGGGGTATCCGTTCAGTACAGAATAAAGAAAGAGGCCGTGCCGGACGCGGAGGCGGTCAAACTGTATATCATGTGCAAGGAGGTATTTTAACGTGGCGGACGGTAAACGGAAAACGACGACCTCCTCGGCGGTAAAGCGCCGCTATAACGAAAAGACATATACGCAGATTGTAGCGTCCGTGCCGAAAGAGACGGCGGCGGCGTTCAAAGCAAAGTGCGCGGCGGAGGGCATACCTCAAGCGCAGATTATCAAAAAAGCGATAGAGGAGTTCTTGTCGCAGTAACCAAGAGGGGCGGGAAACCGTCCCTCTTTATCCATATACGGAGGGCTTTACGATGGGAGAGCGGACATATAAACAACTGAATTGGACGAGCCGTATCAAGCTCGAGACGATGCTCAAGCACGGACACACGAAAAAGGAAATCGCCGAGGAATTGGGCGTACATATCAGCACCGTTTACCGCGAGCTCAAGCGCGGGACGTATGAGCATCTAAACTCCGATTACACGACCGAGGAGAGGTATAGCCCGGAAATTGCCGAGGCGAGGTATCAAGAGGGGCTCTCCGCGAAAGGAGCTCCGCTCAAGATTGGGAAAAACCACGCCGCCGCGCAGTTTATCGAGGATAAAATCGGGAACGAGGATTACTCCCCGGCGGCGGTGTGCGCTCTACTCAAGCAGGAAAAATATAAGCACTTCGGAATAACCTTTTGCCGTGCGACGATTTACAAGTACGTCGAGGACGGCGTTTTTCTCACGCTCACAAATCAAGACCTCCCGGAAAAGGGCGACCGCAAGAAGAAGCACAAGACCATACGGAAAAAGCAGTCTCGCGCATCCAGCGGGACGAGCATCGAGCAGAGGCCGGATTATATCAACGAGCGGCAAGAGCCGGGACATTGGGAAATGGATACCGTCGTCGGAAAGAAGCGGACGAAAGCTCGTCTCCTCGTCCTCTCCGAGCGGGTAACACGGCGGGAAATCATTATCCGCATTAAGGACGGGCGCGCCGAAACGGTCGTCGCGGCTTTAGACCGCCTCGAGCGCATTTACGGAGCGGCGTTCTATGAGATATTCAAAACGATAACCGTAGACAACGGCTCCGAGTTTGCGGATGCTGACGGCATCGAGCGGAGCTCCCGGCGCAAGGATGCAAAGCGGACGACGGTCTATTACTGCCATGCGTATAGCTCTTGTGAGCGCGGCACGAACGAGAATATTAACCGCATGATACGGCGGCAGTTCCCGAAAGGGACGGACTTCGACAAGGTAACGGCGGCGGAGGTTAAGCGCGTCGAGACGTGGCTCAATGATTACCCGAGAGAAATCCTCGGCTTTATGTCCTCGGCGGAGGCTTTCAAGATAGCGTTTGACCGGGCGGCGTGAACGCTCAAAAATTTATTCTATCTTTTTCGCACAAAATACTTGACATCTGCGCGTGTGGCGTTTATCATTAAGTGCGAAAGAGCTAATAAGCTCCGACGCACTTATTTTTTTTACGCAGAAACGGAGGCGAGGCTATGAAATACGAGTGCTTAAAGCTCGAGGAGCGGCGGATTATCGAGGAAATGTACGCAAAGGGCGCAAAGCCGGGCGAGATTGCCGAGCGTGTCGGCAAGTGCCAAGCGACCATATACCGCGAGCTCGAGCGAGGCAAGACCGGGGAAACGGACTCCCGCTTTCGTCAAGGGTATAGCGCGGCGGTAGCGGAGGCTCGAGTAAATCGGTCGTACCGAAATAGAGGCCGTCGGAAAGCGGCACAGTAAAAAAGGAGGTTACTCATACCATGAACGGAAAGACGTTAACAGCGGAACAATGCTCCAAGCTCTCGCTCTACATCCTTATGACGACCAAGACCCGCGAGGGTGAGGCGGCGACATGGGAAAAGCTCGCAGAGGAAAAGAAAGAGGACGGCTCCCCGAAATATATCCATGCCGCCGACAACGCGCAGTTTTGGAAAGAGCTCGACGCAGACCTCCGCGAAATATTGCGGGCTTTGGAGGCGTGAGCATGGACAACTTTCAGAGTATCACGGCGAATGCGGAGACGCTCGCGGCGTTCCTCGGCTCTATCCCGGCGATTGAAACGCCGTGGGACGATGCTTTCCGCCGGATTTATTGCTCCTCGTGCTCGGCGGAGGATTGCGACGACTGCCGCCGCCCGGAGCGGGATAGCCCGCTATGGTGGCTCGGCCTCCCGGCGGCGGAGGCAGAGAAATGAACGCCGATTTTTCACATACTTGCGAGGGGTGCGAGCACGTCGTTACGGAGCCGTGGGCGAAAGACATTATCTCCTATCGGTGCTTTGATCCCGGCAGATGCAAGGGGCGCGTCGTCGGCGTGAAACGCTTTGACCCGTATATCCCGGCATGGTGTCCAAAACTGGAAAGGAGCCGCGAGAATGGATAAAACGGCATTATTGAAGAAAGTCCGCGCGCTTGCCGAGCACGGAGTCGGCGGCGAGGCCGAGAACGCCGAAAAGCTCCTTGCTCGCATGATGAAGAAATACGGCATTTCGGAGGAGGAGCTCGACGAGGAGACTCGCGTCCGCCACGACTTCACATATCACGGCGGGGAGGAAAAGAAAATCCTCCGGCAAGTGGTCTATAAGGTCACGGGCGGCTACGCCTACGAGCTCGTATATACCGCGAGCGGGCGCAAGGTTAGAACTCAACTCGGCGCGGATTGCACTCCCGCCGAAAAGGTGGAAATTGAGTATCTTTTCGATTTCTATAAAAGGCTTTGGGAGAAAGAAAAGGACGCTTTCCTCGCGGCCTACATTCAAAAGCACCGTATCTTTGCAATACGCGCAGACGTAGAGCCGCAGGAAATCAGCCGCGAGGAGGCTCTCAAAATGGGGGCTCTCATGCAAGGCATGAGCGACGAAAGTCCGCTCCGAGCTATCGAGGCGGGGAAATAAAGGAGGAATAACACAATGAGCGAAACGAGTTCGAGAGTCCGGCTTATGGCAAACCTACAAGCCGCCGTCGCGGAGGCCGTCTCCGGCACGATGGAGGAACGCGGGCGCGGCTTTGCCTCTGACCGTGAGGCGTGGGCGGAGCTGAAAGAGTGCATCGAGCGCACAAAGCAGATGCACACCGACATTGAGAAAGTCCACAAGGAAATGTGGAGCGCGGTCAAGGACAGGAACGAGGACGCTTTCGCCGCGCTCTCGCAGGAGTTCGAGCGGAGCTCCCGTATTCTCGCCGAGGAATGGGCGCAAACGTCCGCCCTCGCAAAAATCGCCGTTATCAGCGAGGAGGGCTAAATGTGAATTGCCACGGGTGCAAATGGCTTGACAGATACAAGAAAGACGGAAACGGCTATTGTTGCATGGTCGAACGTAGCAAAACGCAACGCGAAAAGGTACGCCGCCCGGATATGGAGCGTTGCGAGCTTTACAAGCCGGGCGATTTTAACACGAGATACAGAACGGAGGTAAACGAATGAAAAAGCTCTATTCAAAGAAACTCGGCGGCGAGGCGTTCGCCCTCGACGCGGCACAACTGGACACTCTGAAAAAGGCCGGTTATACCGTGCCGAGCCCGGAGGAAGTTATCGCAGACGCGGCGGCGGTCAAAATCGAGCCGCCGGAGGGAAAGCGGGCGTATGTCGTCTTTGATTTCAAGACCGGCGCTTTCGCAGTCCGCACGAGGACGCAGACTCTCAAAGATAGCGAGGTCGGCGGCTTCGTCGGAGAGGTCGTCTCGGCGGCTATCTTGTGTAACTTCGTGGAGCGGGCAGACCCGGACAGACCGAAAGCGGAGGCTCCGACGGCATCCGCGAGCGCCTCTCCCCTTGTGAATATGCTCCGGGACGCTATTCTCCGCTCGGCGAGCGGCAAGGCGGCTCCGGCGGCGGACGAGCCCGAGGACACGACCGGCGCGGCGGAGGTAGTCGAATGAAAGCTCGGATAACGTGTCCGTATTGCGGGACGAAAACGGAAATCGAGGTCGAGGAGCTTCGCAATATCTCAAATCTCGTGAATTGTGACGTTATGGAGGGCGGGTGCGACCGTATTTTCGTTGCTGATATTGCCGTAAGCGTTACGGCCTCCGCCCGCAAAGTCGAGGGAGAGGAGAGCCGGAACAATGATTAAGCTCGGCGACCGCATCACGGTAAAGCCCGCGACGTTTGACGTTCCGGGCAAAGATGGAAAGCCGAAAGGAGTTCCCGGAACGGTCGTATATGTCCATCCTGCCGGGCGATATTGTGTCCTCGAGTTCGAGGTAGGCAGACGGGAGCCGACGACCATTCGAGAGAGCTTTCAGCTTATCGACGGGAGGGTAGCAGAATGAAGCACGAGCAATCAGCACCGGCGGGATACCGCCCGCGCTTTGCCGGGACGATGAAATTATACCTCGTCCGTCACAAGGAATACGGCGAGCTCACCGTAAACGGCGTGAACAAATACGAGGCAGTACACGCCGCCGCCCGTGCGTGGGGCGTTCGGTGGACGGCAATCGCCCGGGAGTGCGAGTATATCGTACTCGCAGAGGATACGCCGGAGGCTGGTAAGCCATGACAAGGCAGGAGCGGCGGAAACGCCGCAGACAGCGCCGCCGGATGCAAGCCGCCCTCCTCGCCTCTCTCCTCTTTGCGTTGGCGCTCATAGTGACGCTCCGCATCCGCGAGACAGCGCCGGAGCCGGTCGCAGAGCGGACAAGCACACTCGCGGCAGAACGGCAAACGCTGACATACATAGCACCGGCAAGGACGGAGGCGGCGGAGGAAGCGCCGGAGGAGCCGACGGTAGAGCCGGAGTCAGAGAACAGATACGCGGAGCTCCATTTCAGCGACGAGGACGTTTATATCCTCGCTTGCCTCGTCTACCATGAGGCGCGCGGCGAGTGCTTCGACGGACAAGTCGCCGTCGTCGAGGTCGTTCTAAACCGTATGCTCTCCGACTATTTCCCGGATACGGTCGAGGAGGTCGTATTTCAGAAATACGGCGACGTATGGCAATTCTCCCCCGCTCCGTACCTCTACTCGGCGGAGCCGGACAAGGAGCAATATCTCGCGGTGCATACCGCCATAGAGGAGCGGGAGCACATTCTTTCAGAGGATACGGTCTATTTTTCGACCGCGCCTTATAACGAGAGCGTCGATATGATTATCGGCAATCACTATTTCTGTAAAATCTTTTGAACGGAGGAAAAGACGATGCAACTCATTACCACAAGGAACAAGGAAATCTCTTTCGTGGAGCTCAAAAAGGCCATTTCGAGCGGGAACGGCCTCGAGCTTATCCGCCCGGGCGACAAGTTCGCTATCGAGCTCAAAAACGGAGAGCTCGTCAACGCCGTTTGCGGCGGATATGTCAACGAGAAGCGCGCCCGCTTCGTCCTCGAGGACTGCCTCGCGGAAAAGTGGCGCATGAACGACGCGCCGACCAACAAGGGCGGATACCTCAAGAGCGAGGGGCGGCGACACGTCCTCGAGGACATTCTCCCGCTTTTCCCGGACGAGTTCGCGGAGGCGTTCGAGCCTCGTTTCATGTCCGAGGAAATCGACGGAGAACGTCACGAGTACGCGGATACTCTGTGGATACCCTCCGCGACCGACGTTTTCGGCGCGGGTAATTGGTGGAACGAGGAGCCGGACAGCTTTCAGCTTGAGATTTTCAAGCGCGAGCGCGACCGCGTGAAAGAGGTAGCCGGGGAAACGTGGTTTTGGTGGCTCCGTTCTCCGTTTGCGAGCAGCTCCTACTTTTTCGTGCGTGTGGGCGCCGACGGGACAGTCGACTACAGCGCCGCGTACTGTTCCCTCGGCTTCGCGCCCGGCTTTGACCTGTAAAATTCGGAATTAAAAAGCTCCCCGGCTCAATGCCGGGGAGCAAGCCACAAGGAGGAACATATATGACACTCGGAGATTTCAGAAAAATTACAGAAAACTACCCGGACGAGTGCTCGCTCCAAATCCGGGCAGAAAACGGGTACGGCGGCAGTACGAGCGACGTTGTAACGCGCGTGATTATCACAACCGTTGACGCGGTAGCGACGGCGCTTGCACGGCTCGCGGGACACTTTATGCGACGCGGGGTATCAGAGTGTCGAAAGAGCGCCTCGATAATTGCCCGCTCCGCATAATTACGGGAGGCAGAGAATGAGACGAAAAAAGAAAAGCCGCCTCGCGGCGACGGAGTTCCTCGCCGTGCTTATCGTGACGGCGGTCGTTTTCACAAAGAGCTTGAGCGCGGCGCTCGTGTGGCGAGGCTATAAGGCCGTCGGCGGCGAGTTCATGCTCTTGCTCCTACCTATTATATATTATGAGGCAAAGCGAATTATCCTCGATTTCGTGGCGGACTTCGTAGAACTTTACCGCCGCGCGGAGGATTGACAATGCAGGACAGAAAAAGAGAAACCGCCGACGCTTTGCAGAACGTCGGCGGGGACTCGTCCCGGAAAAGACGAGCGATTACTCATACCTTTATTATTATAGCACTCTCCGGGGCGGTACGCAAGGGCAAAAAAACGAGCGCAAAGCGCGTTTTTACGGGCTCGTATGGAATATTAACAAACCGACCATAGACGAGCTCTCGTCGGAGGGTATCACATGAAAACAGTTTACAGAGAGAAACGCTATTATTGCGGCGAGTATCTCGACGTATATATCTACCCGACCTATCGGCAAGGCCGGAGCAGAGGAAAGCGGAGCAAGCCGACCTCCGCCGCTCAAGCGAAACTCAATCAGCGGCATAGAGAGGAAAAGCTCGTCCGTCTCCTCCACGCGAACTTTACGCCGGACGACCTCGAAATCCATTTGACCTATCAGCAACAGCCGGAGAGCCCGGAGGAGGCGCAACGACTTTTACGGAATTATATCCGTCGGGTGCAGAGAGCGCGGAAAAAGCAAGGACTCCCGCCGCTCAAGTACATAGCCGTTACAGAAAAGGGCTCCAAGAATGGGCGCTATCATCATCACGTCACGCTATCCGGCGGAATGGATAGAGACGAGCTTGAAAAGCTATGGGGGCTCGGGTACGCGAACTCCCGCCGTTTGCAGTTCACGGAGAGCGGCCTTGCCGGGCTCGGTCACTACATCGTCAAGAGCCCGCTCTATGCTCGAGCATGGAACGCCTCGAAAAACCTTATCCCGGAGCCGAAAACACGGGACGGGCGTATCTCCGGCAAGCGCGCCGAGGAGCTCGCCCGCGACACGACCAACAACGCCGAGTATGAAAGGCTCTATCCGGGCTATTTCCTCGCGGATGCTGGCGCATGGCACAACGACGTAAACGGAGGAAAGTATATCGTCGCCCGCTTTTATCGGCGGGACGGTGTATTTATAAAACCGAAACGGAGGAAACGAAAATGACAGTAAACGAATTTGCGAAAGAAGTCCACGAAAACGCGGTCGCGCATGGATGGTGGGAGACGGCTCGGAGCTTTCCAGAGGTCGCCGCGCTCATTCATTCGGAAGTGTCGGAGGCGCTCGAGGAGTGGCGCGACGGCAATCCGGCTATTTACGGGTGCTGTGGTATCCCGGGCGCGGTGTGCGAGTTCGAGGGCGCTTGCGACAAGGACGAGAAAACCGGCACTTGCAAGCCGGAGGGAGTCGCCGTCGAGCTTTGCGACGCGATTATCCGCATCCTCGATTACCTCGCCTATATGGGCGTGGACGTTGAGGCCGTGCTCATGGCAAAACATGAGTACAACAAGGGACGCGAATACCGCCACGGAGGGAAACGCGCCTAAACCACGATAACGCACGAGGAGGGCGAGCTAATGATTAACTATTTCGAGGCGGCGGAGAAAACTATCCGCGCTCGCGGCTTGCTCGAGACGGCTTTAGGCAATCTCGAGCGGAAAAAGGAGCGCATTTTACGATACGGCGCGCCGTCGGAGTATCCGTCGGCGGATATGTCTAAACCGTACACGGGTGCGAAATCTGTAAACGACGCGCTCGCGGACTGCCTCGAGCTCGCCGAGGTTATGCGGGAAATCCAAGTTACCCGGGATAAGGTCGAGGAAATCGACGACGTGCTCGCGCAGATGGACGAGGACGACGCGCGTATCCTCCGGCTTTGGTACATCGAGCGCAAGAGCAAGGACGAAATCACGGAGGCCGTATGCTATTCGTCCACGTCGAGCCTCTACGACCTCCGTAACAAGGCGCTTGTGCGCTTCGCTCTCCTCTACTTCGGCGCGGGAGCTATGCCGTCTATGTGAGGATAATTCTAACTTATTCTCATGTATCGAAAAAAATCCGTATGGAAATTTGCTTTTTACCCGTGCTATGCTTTAGGCGTAAAGAGAGGTCGAGGGAAACCTCGCCGCCGTGCGCCCCGCGCTTTATGCGCGAGGCGTTCTCTTTATCCACACGGAGGCGGAGAGCATGAGAGAGTTTGCAAAAGCGTTTTACGAGTCTCCGGCATGGAGACGCACACGAGCATATATTCTCAAACGAGACGCGGGGCTATGCGTCCATTGTGGCGAGCCCGGCGTTATCGTGCATCACAAGATAGAGCTCACGCCGAGGAACATCGAC